CGCTAGGCGTAGAAACTGGTGAAGACAAAATGCTTAAACTGAGCATGAGCATGATCGATGACGTTGCTAAAACAATGTACACCTTCATGCAGGACTACAAGGAAATGGCAGAAGAAGACCGTCCTAAGGTACTGTTTGTAATTGACAGCCTTGGTATGATGATGACACCTACTGACGTTGATCAGTTTCAAAAGGGTGACATGAAAGGTGATATGGGTCGTAAGCCCAAAGCACTCGCAAGTCTTGTTCGCAACACTGTAAACATGATCGGTGCCTACAATGTAGGTCTTGTGTGTACTAACCACACATACGCAAGTCAAGACATGTTTGATCCAGATGACAAGATCTCGGGTGGTCAAGGCTTTATCTATGCCAGCTCAATTGTAGTTGCTATGAGAAAGCTCAAACTCAAAGAAGATGAAGACGGCAATAAGATTGCTGACGTACGAGGCATTCGTGCAGCATGTAAGGTAATGAAAACACGCTACGCAAAACCATTTGAAAGTGTGCAAGTAAAAATCCCTTATGACGGCGGCATGAATCCATACTCAGGACTTGTTGATTTGTTTGAGAAGAAAGGACTTCTTGTTAAGCAAGGCAACCGTCTCAAGTACATTGATTCAAACGGCGAAGAGCATCTAGAATTTCGCAAGAAGTGGACAGGTGACAAGCTCAATATGCTAATGGATGATTTCTATAAGATCAGCGACCCTACTGAACAAGAGGTAAATAGCGCTGACGAAGAAGATACCCAAGATCATATTGAGGAGCCAACTGGGAATGAATGAAGAGCACGTAAGCGAAGTATGGATGCTGTTTAAACAGTATATGGATAAGAAGCAGATAGAAATAGCTGCTGAAAAGTATATTGACATGCTTGCAGATCACGGCGTCGATGACGTCGTGTTGCAAGATGCAATGGGCATGGACGCCGTCTTAGATGACGCAATCATCTACTATCTTGACCTAGATGCAATAGACGACGAGGACTAACATGGGTTGGTACAGCACAGTATCAAAAGACATCTCTAGAATTCCAGATGCTATTCAGTATTACGAATCGGAACTTGAAGATGCTCGCCTTGAAGTAAAAATCAAAGGAAGTCTTGAAAAAGCCTCAGCAGAAATGCCAGGGGTAATAGAGCATCGCTTTAACCAACTACAAGAAATTGAAGCTGTGTTAAACTACTTGAATATAGAACTGCGTAAAATACGCAGTTCTTATTTTAAGAAATACCTTGAAAATTACCAGCGAGCTCTCAGCAGCAGAGATGCAGAAAAATACGTAGACGGTGAAAAGGCAGTGGTAGACTACGATCTACTCATAAACGAATTTGCACTACTGCGTAACAAGTGGTTGGGCATTCTAAAAGCCCTAGACTCCAAAGGATTTTCTATCAACAATATTATAAAACTTAGAGTAGCCGGACTAGACGATGTCTCTGTAATATGAAAAAATTTATAATCAGACTAGCAGACTATCCGGAAAGCATAAGACTGTCAGAGTACTGTATGAGCACAGCCAAGAATCATGGCTGGCAAGACTTAGAGTACTTTGACGGTGTTAATGGTCTTAAAGAAGGTCTACGCGATTACAATCTCAAAATTAACAAAGGTTTGCGCAAAGCTAGAAAGGGATATTCAAGAGGAACCGCGGGTTGCTTTTTGAGTCATTACAATTTATGGAAGAAATGTGTTGAGCTAAACGAAACAATTTGTATTCTTGAGCACGACTGCGTAGTAGAACAACCCTTTCCAGAAGTATCATTCCAAGACGTGATAAAGTTTACAGCAGGCGAAGACGGGTACGAAGCACCTAGTGGCTACTGGACTCACAGCAGCATGGCCTATTGTGTATCGCCTGCAGGCGCTGAGAAGTTAGTTCGTTACACAGACGAAGTCGGAGTACTTCCGCCAGATATGGTATTAGGCGATGCTATAGTAGACCTAGTACTGTACGATCCAATTAACTCTGTTATAGGCTACCTTGCTCCGAATCACGACGGAACTGTTAGTTTTTGTCAGCATCTTGAGAAGAAGACGAAAGGGTAACTTCCTCGAACGCGATCATAAGTTAATAAATATAGCAAGTATATTAACTTGTATTTTGAAACAGAGGAGTTTTTGTTGAAAGTCGTAGCATTATCGGAAATTTATAAAAAGAAAAAATTAAGAGTTGTAAACGGGTTACAAGCTAACGGTGACTCGTTCTGCCTTTTTCCTTATGCAAAATACCCTGAACACGAAGCCGATTGCTACTTTCAGTTCAACATCTTTAATCAGTAAAGCAATCAAAGACGCCGGTAATTTATCGTTTAGCGCATAATAAGGAAAGAAAAATTCTCCAGTTTAATAAGATTGTTGCCCTAAGGGTACTAAGCGAGCTAACTTCGATCTTGCAAAAGAACGGAGTTAAGTATTGGTTGCAAGATGGCACTTTGCTAGGATATTATAGAGAAAGGGACTTAATATCTCATGACAATGATACTGATATCGGGCTATTTTGGAGTGACATCTTGTCTAATAAAGTGTTTTTGGATATTATAGAACACGGATTTGTTCTCTATAAAATAAAAGGCTACATGGAGGATTCTTTGATGCTCACTTTTACTAAAGATGAGCAAAAAGTTGACTTGTTCTTTTATTATTACAGCAGTGATGGACGAATTTATCATACTGCTCTAGGAAAACATTGGCGAGTAGTAAACTACTTTTATCACCCGTTTGAGGTAAAAGAAGTTAATTTCTTAGGGTACTTCTTTTATGTGCCCTGCAACGAGCATGACTTTATAGTTACAAAATATGGAGATGAATGGCATATACCAAAGGCAAAATGGGATAACATAAACTCCCCAGAAAATGCAACAGTAACTGACAAATTTGTAGACATCAAACAGTGCAAAAAAGAGTTTAGGCACTGGTTACGAAAATAGATAACTAAGGACAGTCAAATGAGAAGGGTTATTACTTATGGAACATTTGACACGTTCCATTACGGGCACTTAGAGATACTTCGTAGAGCTAAGTTATATGGCGACTTTCTTATAGTAGGTGTGTCAACTGACAAATTTAACGAGTTAAAAGGTAAAAAGAGTAACTTTGCTTTTGAAAAAAGAAAAGAATGGGTTGAGCTTATCTCCTGTGTAGACTTAGTAATACCTGAAAACACATGGGGCCAAAAAGAACAAGACGTAACAAACTACGACGTACACACTTTTGTAATGGGAGACGACTGGGCTGGAGAGTTTGACTACTTACCGTGTACTGTTGTGTACTTACCCCGTACTAGCAACATCTCGTCTACTGTGATTAGAGCAGCAACATGACAGTGCTTACTGGTAGTTTTTTTTACATTCCGTGTGATACTGTTTTCTTTAACCTGTTTGCTAAGGCTTTTTTAAAAGTGCAAAAAGATACGCACCTGAGATCAACGTACATTGTCATCTTTTTGATGCAACTAGCAAAGACATTAACTGGTGCTCAAAGAACGGCATAAGTTTGACTACAGAAATTACCCCCATTAACCTATCTACTGCTGAAGAAAAACGGGCGTTTTGGGTCAACATAAGATTTTGCAGAATTACAGATATATTTGACGATGCTTCGACTGTTATGGCTCTTGATGCCGATAGTGTAGTAGTTAACTGTATTTCCTTAGAAAAGTTTTCTAACGACATAGAAACCGACTGGGTTACTATAAGACCCAACGGCCGAGGGGCTCTTGGAGGATGTGTTGCGTTTGCACCGTTTGGTCAGTCTAGGCACGAACTAAGAAAGCGTCTAGAAGAGCAATTGCAATCCTTTGAATGGTTCTTAGATCAGCGAATACTAAACGACTTAATTAAAGAAGACGTCATAGGTACATTCTCAACTAAGTACTTAGACTGTGCATTTACTGATCAAAGTAAGATATGGTCAGGTAAAGGCAAGACTAAGTACTACAACCTAGACGAAACGCACTATGCAAGAATAAATAGATTTGCAAACGAGATAGCACTATACAACAAACCAGCGAGGTAAGAATGATACCGGTATTTTTAGGATACGATCCACGAGAAGCAATAGTTTATCACGTATGCTCAAACAGCATAATCAGAACAGCGTCGGAGCCAGTTAGCCTGAACCCACTGGCGCTGTCTACTCTAAATAATTACGACGA